GGGGGAGACCCTCGGTTGCCTTAAATACAAAAGATTCTGGTTTTTCTAGACAGTTTATTGGCACTTTGCTCGTTTTCCGCTTCGCACGCGGGTTAGAAGTTATTCGATTAGAGTATTGAATTTTCAGGAGCAAGTGTCTCTTGTTTGTCAATGCTTTATTTTAGAATAATGATTAAGTTTCACTTATGTAAGTGGCTTATTTCGGGATTGAGCTTTTGCTCTCCCTGCTAATTAACAGTAAAGTTATAGTTGGCGTTGTCTGTAAAACCACTCCAAAAACCCCAATTTACTCAAAACGTTGTGATTAATTACTGATGGTTGTGTTTTAATTGGTTTATCTCATACGGTTTTTCAATTAGGCCTTGTTTTCGAGTGTGAGTTTAAAATTCGTCGCCATATAGTAGATGAAATTCTATAGAGTGATCTGAGGGTAGTACCCGAAGCACTATTCAAACGTAAATAGGTTTGTAGAGGTTCTATACCTCCTTACTTAGAACGGCAGTGAAGATTTAAATCCATCTTCTTATTTGCGTTTGTCTAAAACTTATGAAAATTAATCGAGCCCGGTTTGAGCCTCAACGCGCTAATCTATATGTGGGCCTCTGTTTCTGGTTTCATCGGACTGCAGGTAATTCCTTAATTCCTGTTATAGTCTTATGAAATTATAGATTCAAGTCGGAAGGTTGTTATTAAGGATGACTTTAAGAAATAAAATTTTTGAAGATTCGAGTTGTGTAGTTCCCAGTGTTATTGACAATGAGAAAGATGAAGTAGTACCGAAGAAGACTACTTCAAACTACGCAGATGTGAAACTTGGTGCTGCGTCCCACACCGATTCATCAGATTCTGATGATAAAGTAGGGTTCAGGGTAAAACCTTTGAACCCCTCCTCCATCCCTCGGCAAGGTTGGACTAAAGGAGTTCCCCGTAAGGGTGGTCGAAGATCAGCTTTTGAGGGCGATCAGAAGTTGAAGAGTGAAATCTCAGATGATCCAAAGTTACAGTTGACTCTTTTACGCAAAGCTAAAGCTAAGCGTAAAGATGAGAAGTTGTTTGATAAGGATCTTAAGCGAACTTACCGCTGGAAACCACAAGTTGGTTCCAGTGACGAATTCGATTTGCTAATGATTTCTAATTCTATGAGTGTCGATTTGCAAAACTCATGTTTCTTGCATATTGAACCCCAAGTGAATTGGCCTTCTGTTAGTACTAGTATTTCAATGGATGAAGCAACTAGTATAGCAGTTGGAGAATTGTTACATCTCGGAGGTGATGTAGTGGGTAGTGTTGATAAGCTTACAGGAATTCTGGGTGATCTACATTCCACCTATACCAAAGATGGTGGAGTGAATGTTGAAGTAACTGGTAAATCATTAGATAAGTTTTCTGGTGTAGCTGTTAATATGACTGAGTTTATGGTACTAGTGACAGTTGTGGCGCTTGTTATTGTGATGAAGCCAAAAACCCCTATTGAAAAGGGGTTTGTTTTCGTTGCTATTTCAGGACTGCTCTTGTCAAAAGTTAGTCTAGGAGATCTTTTTAAGAAGTGTGGTTTAGCTGGTTGGTTTTCAAGAGCTCAGGTTGAACCTCAAGTTGGTGATTTATATGGAGTTGAAGAAGTGACCACAATGATTACCACTTTTGTGAATTTATATGTTTCTGCTCATTTTGGTAAAGAGCTGCTAGATCCAAAGGAGTTTTTAAGAGTGACGACTATGTTGAGTCGCTCTACTCCTACTGTTGCTACGATGACAAGAGGTATTTATCTTATTGTTGATCTTGTGACAAAGGGAGTATCAAAATTACTTGGAGGAGACGGTTTTGTTAAAACAGGTCATGTGTTTATTGACAAATTTTTCCAAGATGCTAAGGAACTAATTGAACAGTGGGAGTCGAAAGAATTGTATAACCGTGCTAGTTCAGTTGCACGTGTTAAGGAAGTGATTTCTTATGGTGAGGATGTTATTCTTCGTCTACCTGCTTCAGGTGAATTTAGAAATATACATGTGATGGCCCAGGGAACTTTGATGGAATTAAAGAAAGTTCGCACTGGGTTGTTACAGTCAAATTTTAAATTTGCTGGATGTAGGCATGAACCTGCAACTCTCCTTTTAAGAGGAGAACCAGGCGTTTTTAAGTCGCAAGCTATGCAGCATATTGGTAATGCTGTAAATGCTCGTACTTTAACTGAAGAAGATTATCAGAGATATAAGGAGTCACCTACTGCGACTACATATAATCGTCAATTTGAAAATGTTCATTGGGAAGGTTTTACTTCTGATAAGAAAGTTATTTTCTTTGATGATATTCTTCAGTGTAAAGATGTTCAAGGTAACCCCGATAATGAAGCTATGAACATTATCAGAGTTATAAATATTTTTGAGGACATTTTACACATGGCGGATATTAGAGATAAAGGAAACACTCATTGTCGACCAGATTTTGTTATCGCCAATACAAATATGATGACGTATAATTTGGAATCTATACATCATCAAAGTGCTTTTACTCGACGTTGGGATATTGTAGTTGATGTACACCCGCGGCGTGAGTTTAGTGTGGATCCAGATGTGTCTGGTAAAAATCGTAAGTTCGATTTTGACAAGATACCTAGATGGACTCCTGAAGAGTGTGTTGGTCGTGAACATTTGATTGGTGTGACTCGCACTCATCCGGATATGTGTGAGTTTGTTTTGCAGAAGTTAACTGCTGATGGACGTCAATTTGAGGAAGCGGCTAGTGCTCCTTTAAGTTTTGAGGAGCTTGTTGATAAATTAGTTGAAACCTTTGAAATAAAACAAGCTCGGTATAAAGGCTATTTAGCGACTTTGGATGACACATTGATTCGTGAGCGTGCTAAGTTTTATAAGCGAGCTACTCCTGAGTCTGGTATTGGCCCTTCTACTTCAGTTGGATTCGTTCCACAAGAGACTTCTTTTGAAGAAGCTTTTGTCACTATGACTTCTCAGTCACCATTTAAAGTGGTCATATTTCCACTTGAAACCGTCATACCAGAATTTGAGGGAAATGCCTTTGAGGTTCAGTTAGAACATCCAAGTGCTCTTGGTTCACTCAGTTTTGGAGGTGTGCGTTGTTTGAGACGTACTGAAGGTGATCTCTCAAATTTTACGCAGTTTGGTTATAGTGAAACTATTGGTGAAATAATGAACATTATAAAGGGTTTAGTACGAACTAGTGCCAATGATGAGAAATTCTCTGAGTTGGTCTTTCTAGTTTTGTCGAACTTTTTCTTTGAGCGAGGACCTTTACTTAGTAAGAGGGATAATATCGTTCCTTTTAATCTCACTGATTTGGTTGATCTAGTGTTCGTTTGTGGGATGGCCTTAAACGTAGAGGGAGTTTTTCTAAGTTTTGAGGCTGATTTTGTTACTGTGCAAAGTGCTCAGAATGAAGAAATAAGTCCAATTCAACTTTGTATTGGTTCTGGAGTTGTTACAACTCATGTTATGCCACAAGTTGGCGGTTTGACTATGAGTGAATTATTCACAGATTCATTGGATGAAGAAGGTCCTTCTACTTATGTTCCTGTATTAAGTCTTGGAACTGAACGTAAGTTGGCATTGGATTTCATAAAGTTCACTGACTTTCCGAGATATAGCATGACTATGGCTGTTCTGCAAGGTTGTGTTATGCGAGCGGAAGTGGACGGTCTTATTGCGAGTGCTGATGAATTTTATGATGTTTTTAATTCATTTAGTTATCGTGATGTTCTAGTGGAGAAGTTAGATGGATCTGATGTGCGTGATGCTGAGCCTTTAATTGAATTTATTTATGTTGAATGGCAAAAAGTAAAACGCAAACCCTTACGTAAACCTGACATAGGCTTAGTTGGCAGCACCTTAAGGAAGGCTGGTGATTCCGCTTCATTGTTCCAAAAACGATTGTATGAATTTTATACACAATTGCTTTTGGGAATTTCGGCAGTAGGAGCTGAAGTTGGAAATTATGCTCTGAAGTGGGCCGTGAATGATGAAGTTACTAGGAAGCGTATTGGTGCTTCCTCAGCAGCATTCGTTTCTGGAGTAGCTGCATTCAAAATGGCTAAGGGACTCATATCAATGGTCTTTAGTTATTTTGGTGATCCACAATCGAATGAAAGGTCTGGTCGAACGCACAGATCTAAGAAAAAGGTTAACATTCAACGAAAAGTGAGAATGGCTGCTCCTCAGTCATTGGTGACTGATAATGCAAATCTTGTTAATGTTATGGCTTTTATTGCTAGTAATAACTTGTTTGTATTATCGCGCCCTGAATTTGTTTCCGAACGTGAGGGACGTGAGAATGTGCGTGTTCATTTTGGATACGCGCTAGCTGTTAGAGGTAGATGTTTGTTGATGCCTTATCACTTTGCGTCTGTAATTGACTCACATCATGAGGCTGAGGAGCTTCTTGATAGCGACGTGATTAGCTTACGTAATCCGAATAATGGTTCTTTAATCTTTTTTTTGACTGTTAAAGATTTTCGAATTGGCATGCTCCATTGGGATAAAGGTTGTGAGCAAGATATTATTCTTATTAAGATGCCTTTGTCGTACCAGCCAAGACGAGCAATTGTAAAACATTTCGCCACGGAGAAACAACACGAGATGTATACTAATTGTGATGCGGCTTTGTACATTGCCGGATTGCAGTTGTCAGATTCGGAGTCAGGATTAAAGACTATAGCTCCCCAAATTATTAGTGTCCAAGCAACTCGAGACAATGATATAGTTACGGGTGGATTTGATGAGTGGCACGAATACATGGTTAAACACGTATACACCTATCGTGCAGGCACTTCAAGCGGTGACTGTGGTACTCCGCTGTTCATAGATGATAAGCAAAAGTCATCAACTCTTCTTGGTATTCATGTGGCTGGCGTACCAAGTAGAAGAACCGGATTTTCCGCAATGATAACGAGAGAACTCCTTGAGGAGTATCTCGAATTTGCGGGGGAGACGTATCAAGTTGCTGATCTTTTTGAAGAGCATGGTGTTAAGCTGCAACCATCTTTGGGTGCACCAGGAATTATACAAAATCTAGGTAGAGTTAGCCCAGAATGCATGATTCCAGGTAGAAATATGACCACGTCCATTAGAAGGTCTCCTCTTTTTGAGAGAGTTGCTCCCTCGCCTAGAGCTCCTGCTCAATTACGTCCATTTGAAAAAGATGGTGTTGTTGTCGATCCTATGGATTTGGCTCTAAGTGGTTATAGTCCTCAATATGTACACATTCCTCCTGAGGATTTAGAGGAAGCCAGAGATTCCTTGTTTGATATGTTAAATAGAAATTCAGAAAGTGATGTACAGAGGAGGATTTATAACTTTGAGGAAGCCGTTCTCGGTGATGAACCGGGAAGTGAGTTTCGTTCCATTCCTCGAGGAACGAGTTCGGGTTATCCATATAATTGTATAGCCCGACCTTCAAATAAGACATATTTCTTTGGGTCTTCTGAAGAATTTGATTTGAACACACCTGAAGCTAAGGCTTTGAAAGATAAAGTCTTGTGGTGTATTGATCAAATGAGAAAAGGTATCAGGTGCAACCATATTTTTACGGACTCGCTTAAAGATGAGCGAAGAAGTTTGAAGAAAGTTGCAGAGGGTAAGACTCGTATGTTTTCGGGAACTCCAATTGTGTATTATATTTTGATCCGTATGTATTTTGGAGCTTTTACGAAGTGGATTATTAAAAATAGGATTAAAAATGGTGTTGCTATTGGAGTTAATGAGTATAGTTCTGAGTGGGAACTTGCCGCGCGCTTGCTGAATATGCGCGGCAATGGTCCTAATAAAGGCGCTGGTGATTTTGAAGGTTTGGATAAACGCGAAATTCCGTCGTGTCACATCGCTCTTGGTGAAGGAGTTAATAAGTGGTATGGTGGTACCTCTGAGGATAATAAGATTAGAGATATATTGTTGATAGATCTCTACTCCTCTGTTCATATAAATCGGGGTATTCTTATGGAATGGTGTGGAGCCATGCCAAGTGGACATGGATTGACTGCTTGCTTCAATTCACTTAATGTACATTTGTACATGAGGTTGTGTTGGAAGTGGTTGATTAGTGATAAACATCATGGTTCGCATAATTTTAATAAGAATGTCTATCTCCTTGTTCTTGGAGATGATAATGTGTGGAGCGTTAATCCTAAATATGTTTCTGTCTTCAATGAATTAACGGTGTCTCAGGCTATGGTCAAGCTTGGGCAGGTCTATACCGCTGCAGATAAAGAAAGTGAATTGACCGATGAACTTCATTATCTTTCTGAAGTTACTTTCTTAAAAAGGAAATGGCGATATGAACCAAGGGCAGGTAGACATGTTGCTCCATTAGCTCTTGATACAGTATTAGACATTGTTAATTGGGTTAAGAAAGGAGGAAACCACTTTGGGGACACTGAAACAAATGTTGATGTAGTTCTCCATGAGTTAACTCTTCAAGGACCTAAAGTTTTTGATCTTTGGGTTTCGAAAATTGTTGCCGCGATCAAATCTGTTCCTGGATTGAGATTGCCTAATTCTACCTCGTATACTTTCTTGTTCCAGGAAGTGTTGAAGCGAGATGGTCCTTTTTGGGAAACCAGATTGGAGAACACTGACCTAGTTCCTCTAGGTTATGAAGAAGCACTGCCATCTCTGATTTACGACGTTGACGGGGGAAATTCTCCGGTTATACAACCCGAAAGCGGACGCTTTGATGGCAAAGAGGCTGACCTATTTAGGTTTACTTCCAGGATGGCCTTTGGTGGGCAGCCCCCCCTATATCCAGGAACCCGGAGAGCGACAAAAGGTCTTGCTCAGCCTCAGTCGTTTACACGAGCAGCTACAAATAATAATGTTATTGATAAACCAGGTCAAGAGTCGGATGGTCTCTTTACTCAGGTTCAGACCACTGAAGGTCAGTCAGGTGCCGATTCAGGTACCACTCAATCATCCAATGATGCTGGAGTTGTAGTGTCGAAAATGAATTACACTCCTATATCTCGCGAGTTGTTAAATTCTGCGAGAACAAATGTTACGAACGAGATTCGTGATTTCCTGAAGAAACCAATTCTTGTTACTTCTGGCACATTGGCAACTACTGATGTTGCCAATACTACTAGGAAATTTAGTTATATGGTTCCGAGCGGCTTAGTTAATGTTGCTGGTTCTATATGGGCTAATAAGGTTGCAGGTACCCTCGCTTTCAGAGGTGAATTGCATCTTACTCTACAAGTAAAT